TATCTAAATGAGTGTCTATATTTTATGAATAAATATAGAAATAAAGAGACAGGAAAGATACACAGACAAACACAGTCAACACCAATCCAATTAGGTAATTTGCTACGAGGGATGGTAGAATTTGTTTTGGTGAAGAAAGATAGAAATGGAACATATTGGAAATATATAGGAGATGAAGAAGAATGATAAAAGTAGTAAAAAGATGTGAATTCCCAATGACGGATGGATTTAAGTGTAAAAGAGCATTTAAGGTAAGTTCTTCTAGAAGAGGTAGAAAGTATTGTGATGAACATCTGGGTAATGATATAAGACATCCAGATAGACACAGTAAGAATAAATTAGTTAATTCAACTAATGTTCATGCTCAGGCGGCCAATGATATAACCATGAGAGAATGGGTCATGGATAAAATAAAAGCAGAAAAGAAGGATGAGGATAGGATGGCTAAACTAGAAAATGAAATAGTTAGACTTGGAAAATTAATCGAAACTTCAGAAGGGAATAAGAAGAAATTAACAAGTATAGTGAAACGGGAAATCAAAGGTACTACGGCACTCAATGTAATTGAAGGTATAATAGTAAAAACTCTACGGAAATCAAATTTGAGAATGGAAAATATGAATAATGAATTATCTTTCATTAAAGGAAGACTAGATATTTTAGAAAATAAAAATGGAGATGAAGAAGAATGAGTATGTTATGGACAGAAAAATATAGACCAAAGAAATTGAGTGAAATACAAGGCCAATCTGGATTTACTATTGATGCTAATCAATGGATAATAAATAGTGAAATGCCTAATCTACTACTACATGGGGTGGCAGGAACAGGTAAGACATCTGCCGCGTTAGTGCTAGCAGATTCTATCCTAAATGATGATTTAGAATCAAACTTCTTTGAGATTAATGCATCTGATGATAGAAAACTTGAGACTGTTAGAACTAAGATTAAGGATATTGCTACTACTATGAAAATGGGAGATGCACCATTCAAAATAATTCTACTAGATGAAATGGATGGGATGACTCCCGATGCACAGAATGCCCTTAAGCGTATTATGGAAAGGTATTCTAATAATGTTAGATTCATTATTACTTGTAATCATAGGTACAAAATAATCCAACCTCTGATTTCTAGAACTGCAAACTATAATTTTTCTAGATTGGATGTTATCAACTTACACCATGCTTTATCAGAAGTGCTAAGTTCTGAGGGACTTTCACCATATTCTGCTGAAGAATGGGAACCGTTTATAGAGGGGTTGAATGGTGATTTACGTAGAGGTCTGACAGAATTACAGGCGGCATATGCAAGTGGAACCAGCCTAAAGAAGCAGACCCAAATGACATTAGAACCATATGAGATAATACTAAGATATATCAATGAAAATCAATATGAAAATGCGCTCAAGGAGGTTCACAAACTACTAATCCAGTCTATTGACATGAAAACTATGTGTGTCCGACTACATGATGTGATTACTCAAGCAGATATGCATCATACGCAAAAATTCAAACTCTTGCGCGTTGTCGGTGAGGCTGAATGGAGAAGCAATAACATGACACCAAAGGTTTTGGCTTCTTGGATGATAGGGCAGATGGTCTGATGGATGGCATTGCTATCTTGTTTGTCTTCGTTGCATGGAGACTGGTCTACATGATGACTGACAATAGGAGATAGTAATATGAATGGTGATGAAAATGGTAAAGAAAAAATTAGATTTTAATGAAGACGGTAAAGTAGATATTACTGACTTTACGCATCTCATGCTGAGGTATGAGATTATATTAATCGGGGGTTTACTCCTGATTATGCTCCCCATGCTTAAGATAGCAGGGGTATTAACACTAGATTCCGATTGGTTTTGGATTTTGGCCGGAGTGGTCATTAGCGCAGAAGCCGTATTGGAAATCTTACAAACAAAAAAATAGGTGAATAAAATGGAAAATGAAATAATGAATGAAATGGAAAAAGCGGCAGAACTATTGGACATGGAAGTGGCTGATGTTAAGATTAAGTTTGATGATATATGCAAACAAAATAACATCGACATGGAAAAGGAACACTTACTCGCAAGAGGATTGTTCCGCCAGTGGTATGCAAGTGTACGAGTAGCAAAGAAGAATAGTCCTAGCAGTGGTGGTAGTGATTCTTTCTTTAAGAATGCTTTCGGATTCTTCGTATCAATGGATGAAGCGAGGGATATGATGGCAATACAACGAGAAAGGGTAGTGAATGAATACCGAAGAGATTCTGAAACAACCTTTAATCTTGGTAAGGTTGCAGTAATCACTCCTAACGGTGATGGTTTTGAAATGCGTAGAATGCACAATGGAGAAGAAATGTCTGGACAGATAGAGAATCTTCCTGATAATAATGTTGAGGTAGATGCTGGAACTTATCTTGTTCCTGTAGACCATACTGAAAAGTATGGAACTAGAGTCAACACTAATTTTGGGAAGCCTTTAGCGAAGGAAGAGTTTAGAAGAAGTGGAGTATTTATCGGAGAGGTTGATGGGAACTTAGGTAAGTTTTTCTTTAACTACAAGGGTGAACACTGCAAGACTTTCAACCCAAAGACGTTTGAGTTTGTGCATTTCACATGCATATTAAATTCTAACGATGCAACTAGGATTCATGGTGCTACTGATAAGACGATGCTATCACTATGTTACGATGTTGATTTGGCCGAAGATGATGACAAGAGAGTAAACTCTACCTTGAATGTACAAGATGAGATTATGCAAAGGTCTGAAGATAACTACAGTCCACTTGTAGATTTGGATAGATATCATCAGTCTGTCTCTAATAAGACATACAATGATAGATTTGTGTTTACAGATGGAACTGTTTCTAGTGTAAACATGACTGCTACTTCAAATGGTAACCGAATTGTGAATATAACTGACTTGAATGCTGACTTCGATTATGGTGAGGAATTTAACAATGGGACAACCTGTTGGGTTCCTTCTCACATCGAGATTGACTTTGGTATTGGTAGTCAAGCAATCATTGTTGGTAGAACATCGCAAGGAACTGATGAGAATGGGAACCTACGACCAGTATCAATTAATGTAACTGGACTATATGTTATTGATAGAAGGGGTGGTCCATCAACCGCCGCAGCAATTGAGGATAACGTTGGGTGGTTCTGATGGAAGGTAAGGGATATTATTCCACCTACACTTTGTCATACCACGAATACAAAGGGGTACTTGTTGACCCTGTGATACATGGTGGTAGTTATTCTATACCAACAAAGAATGTAGATTTTCTAACTTGGAAGAAGAATACTGAGACTGGTAAATATTGGTTGAAGTTACACACTTTATCTGGTAAGGAAATCAGACTTCAAGTAACATTTGAAGAATTAAATGAGTTGATGAAGGCTTGTGGAAACGATGGATGTGAGTTTGGTGAGGAACTATGAGTTGGAGTAATACCCCAACAAACACTGAAACTCTTCCACGGATAACATACGAAGAGAGGAAGCAACGAATAAAGGAACAGGTAAGTGAAAGGCTTGCCCAAGATAGAGCATTTTTATGTTGTTCTATTGCGGGCAATCCTAAGACTGGAAAATCTGGGACCGCTATGGATTGTAGAACTGATGAAGAAAAGAAGAAGGGAATCGGTATTAGAGTTCTAGATTTAGATGATGGTTGCACACCAACTTGGCATTCTGCTTGGAACAAGGATGAAAATATTGAGATATATGTTCCCATTGAATATCGTAAAGATGGTTCTGTTGATTGGATTGAAACCTTTGAGAATTGCCACGTATGGTTAGATGAAACGAAAGAGTTGATTGCTGAAGGTAATATCAAGGCAGTTATCTTAGATGGTGTAGATAAGGTCAATGAAGGGTCAAGTGATGCTCTTAGAGAATATCTAGTAAAGGATGCTAAGAGAACAGGACAGATTGTTCATGAGACAGATAGCCTAAAAGTTAAGGCACTAGATTGGAGAATAAGAAATAAAATCCACGATAGAATAATTAATCCATTTATGGCCCTACAATGTGATAGGTTCTTTGTGACTCATATGAAAGCGATTTATGATGGAGTAGCAATCCCTGTTCCTATTGGGTTTGAACCTGATTGGCACAAATCTGTACCTCAGAAGATGCTTCAGATGATTACTCTTACCGAAAGGAAAAAGGGTAAAGACACAGAATATGTTGCTCGGCTAAGTGGATGCAACACTAATCCTGCTCTTGTTGGTAAGGAATGGGTTGTGTTTAAAGTGTCTCCAGATGGGAACGAATGGTCAGGTATTCCTGAGTTAAAAACTGGCGAATTAAAATAGTGATAGCATGAAAATACAAATAGACAGTAAAATAATAATAGATACTTTAAGTCAAATGCAGTTGAAAGGTAAATACTACACTGGTGGGGTTTCAAAGAATTCATACATTGGTAGTCACGTAGTAATGGTTGCTCAAGGACGAGGGCTTATACTTTACAATGCTAATCATGTTGTTATCTGCAAGCGAATGGTAGTAACTACTGTAGAAGAAGAAGGCGAATGTGTTGTAGATAGTGATAAATTAATTACACAAATGAAAGCATTCAAAGGAATGGTAACAATAGAGGCAGATGAAGTTTTGACTACTATTCAAGGTAATAGTAAGATGCGAACTCCACTTCTGTTGAACCATGCATCTCCTGCAGCAATTGCTCAAGCAAAGGCATTAGAAATGCCTACTGGTATTCCAGTGACTATTGGTCGTAAGACTGAGATTAAGACACACCTACTAACATCGTGGCTACATCTTTCTAATGCAGTAAAAGGATGTGATGTGCTTAACGTTGGTAGATATAAGTTTGATTACAATGAGGAAGAAAGAAGACTTCGATTATCATCCGAGAAGACCACTACTGAATCATACATAACAGATGTTGAATGTGGGAACGTAGAAGGTGAAGGGGCTACAGTAGAAATAACTGGTCCCTTCTTATCTTTCTTTAATAAGACTGATGTGATTAATATCTTCATGAGAGATGATTCTCCAATGATGTTTACTTCAAATCAAGGAGAAAAAATTCTGATTAAAGCACCTTATGTTGGTAGGAATTAATATGATAATATCAAAAGTAGATAATGGAATAGGAATTAGTAAAAGGGAAGAGGGAGAAGTTAAGCGAGAAATTATTTCTTTCAATGATTTCCAACCATATTTTTATGCCCATTCCTTTGGCATGAAATTTATGAATAACCGAGTAAATACCAGAGTTTGGATTAAGGATAAACATGGTGGCGTTAATGTTCAATGTTGGTTTGAAGAAACAGATGCTAAGAATTTACATGGTGAAGAATTGGTAAAGGTTCTATGGAGGCCTAGTCGTCCTGAATATATTAAAAGGATTGCACTTTTCATATCTAGTCAAAACGTAAAGGGTCAACCAATCCGTACATATGAAGCAGATGTAAGATACCATTACCGCTATACCGTTGATTGTATTCAAGAGATGCCTGAATACGAAATGAGAAAAATGTATTGGGATATGGAGTGGATGACTAATGGTGAACATGAGGGAGCAATAACTTGCATTGTGGCCTACGATAGTTATGATAAGAAATACACCACATTCTCATGGTTTCCCGGTGATTCCACCGAGGCTTTAATGCTTGTAGAATTTCTAAATCATATGCAAGATAAAGACCCAGATATGCTAATCTCTTGGTTTGGTTGGAAGTTCGACCTTCCTAAATTACTAGAGAGGATGATTGCTAAGGGAATTGATGCAAGACTACTTTCTCCATTCCAAGAAGTAACAGGAATAGGTTGGAAGGATATGTCTCCTAGTATAAACAAGAGAACGGTTGGAAACTACAGTCCTATCTATCAACCTATCAAAGGGAGAATATGTTTCCCATTGGACATGGCATTTGAGAGACAATGGAACGATGCACAAAAAGGTACATTGCCATCAATGGCATTGGATTATGTGGCAGAAACAGTTCTTGGTGAGAAGAAACTCGTTAGTGAGAAGTTTCCAGATAAGAATGAGTTCTTTGCTAAAGGTTGGCTTGAGGACACAGAGACTTATCTGGAATATGCTAGGATTGATGTCGAGTTATTGGTCAAGATAGATGAAACTAACCATGTGTCAGAATCTGTTCTCGCTCTACAGCGCTTACTAAAAGCACCATTTGACGCATGTTTCTATGCAAGTAATATGGGTAGCATATATTTTATGCGTCATGCGCATTGGAAAGCACCCACCGGAGTAAAGGGTGAAAGAGTAACATATGATGGGGCTATGGTATATGACCCACTTAGTGAAGGAACTAATGGACTACATCATAATGTAGCCGCATTTGATTTCGCACAACTATACCCTAGTATGATAATCTCGCGCAACATTTCATGGGAAACCATCTCTAAAGAACCAACTGAATTTGCTGTAAACATAAAAACTCCAAAGGATTTTTCACCGGTGGTTGAAAGAGATATGAAGTATTTCAAAACAGATAAATTAGGATTGCTACCGAAGGCAGTCATAAATCTTAGAACTCTTCGACAAGAATATAAAGAGAATATGAAGAAATATCCAGATGACTATGCTATGTGGAATAACAATCAATTAGCAGTCAAGAGGTTAATGGCATCATTCTATGGCATTGTAGCGTATCAGGGATTTGGTTGGGCTAA